CAAATACTCTGATAAATCTAACAGATCTCCATCAATTAAGGTAGAAATTAATAAATCTCATTTAAAAAGAATTAAAGAGTTAAATGAAATAGATTGCGAGATATATGATTATGTCAGATCAAATGAAAAAAGATAGTAAATGGTCTTTTTTTAAAACATCAATATTTAAAATTGATAATATAAAAAAAGAAGTTTTATCTTATACAGAAGAGTGGCTTCAAGATGAATCAAGGCAAAATACTTACCTTACCCATAAAGACACCGAGACAATCAGCCTGATTACCTCAGATTATAACTGGGTTGCTGGGCAGCCTTTAAATAAAAATGTTAAAAATAAATTTAATTCCAATAAAGCAAATAATGAAATTGAAGATATTTATATAAAAATAGCCAATGCCTACAATGGAGAAGTCGTTAGGTGTGAAATTGTAAAGTTAAAGGCGGGGGCAAAAATAAGAAAGCATGTTGATGGCGGAACTATGTTGCACTACTCAAGAAGGATACACATACCAGTTATAACCAACCCAGAAGTATATTTTACTGTTAATAATGAAAAAATTAATATGATAGAATCACAAGGATACGAAATAAATAACACGTTACCACACTCCGTGGAAAATAATAGCACCTTAGATAGAGTTCACATAATCATTGACATTATGCCAAATAATATGCTAAACTATATTAAGACAGGAGCGTAAATGATTACAGACATAAAGCCAAACTGGTCATCAAAAGAAATGTTATTTCCAGGACTATGGGTATACAGAAATGTAGTGCCACAATCTATTATGGATAAAACAAAAGATTTTATTGACGCCAACAATGATTCATACAAATGGGCAGACGCGACAGTTGGATATTCCGAAACAAAACTAGACTATAGAGACTGCCAAGATTTTAAAATTGGAGAAATTAAAAGTCCTAAAAATATACAAGAATTTGCTTTGTCAGAAATATGGGAGTCTGCGTATGCAGCTCAAATCCCATCTGTTGAAGACTATTGCGGTAAGTATAACGTAAGAATGAATTATTGGGAAGTTATGAACTTTATTCAATATGGCCCAGGCCAACACTTTAAAGAACACGCAGACCATGGCTTCTCCTATAGCGCTACGGTTTCATTGGTGGCATATCCAAATGACGATTATCTTGGCGGAGAATTAACTTTTCCAAAATTAGATATTTCGATAAAACCAAAAGCTGGGGATCTTTACATATTTCCTTCTACATACTTGTTTTCTCACGTAGCCGAGCCAGTAATAGAAGGAAGAAAATATTCGATTGTAACAATGCTAGACTATAATGATCATGCACACTGCCAAGAGTTTATGCAGATGAGAGCAGAAAGAGTTGAACGTGAAAAACATAAAGGTCTACAAAACTAGAGAAGGATACGCCAAGGTATCCCCATTAAATGCAAAAAGATCTTGGATGGACGAGACCTACGAATCTCACGCATACAAGTGCTTTCCAGTTGGATTAACCAATCAATTAGGATGGGGAATATCTTTTCCTGAAGACATTACTTTTATTTGGGATGGAATTTCCGACTCCACCCCAGACCATGTTAAAATACTTTCTGGTGATAAATATGCTTATACTAGCAGGGCAAATGCAACAATTAGCTTTAATACTGGACTAATGTTTGTAACTGAAAAAGATCAGACCCTTCTTTCAATGCCAGTTCCAAACCAGTTTATAGATGGAGTTGTTCCATTTACAACACTTCTTTCCACATCATTTTTTAAGGGAGATATTCCAGTGGCCTGGAGAATAACTAGGCCAAATGTAGAGATAACAATAAAAGCAAACACCCCGATTATATCTATAATACCAATCAATTTAGAAAATCTGCAAAATTCAGAAATTATTTTATCTCCAATATCAGAAGTTCCCAGACCACAATTTTTAGACGAGTCCTACTCAACCGCAGTACAAGCTGCAAATGCAGCGGGAAATTGGACTAATTTTTATAGAGATGCAACAGATCATAAAGGCAAAAAAATGGGAGAACATCAGGTAAAAGCAATCCGATTAAAAGGTGGCTCAGACTAAATGATTAATGATAAAATGTATATTATAGGGAATAGGTAAAATGAAACCAGCAAACGAAGACATGAAGTTACACGCTCCAAAATCAATAACTCCTTCTGGGTTTTATGGAAATTCTTCTGACAATATAGTCGAGTTAGAAAACTTTCTTACACCAGAAGAAAGAGAGCGATTAGTAAATTTTGCTTTAAATAATAAGATATGGGATTACACGGAGACACATGTCGATGAAGATGGATTGGTCCTATATGATGCTGATATATGGAAAGACAGGGTTTGCACATACTTTTCTTTAATGGAATCGGACCCTACTATACTTGACTTGATTAATAGCATGATTGCAAGATTAAAAATTGAAGTAGATAAATTTTTTGATGTTGATGCAAAAGAAACGGGCCCAGCAATTGTTAGATGGCCAGTTGGAGCAAGACAAGAGCCACATGCAGATAAAGAATTTCATACTGGTATTGAAAAGGGACGAGCAAATGATTTTCCCCACTACGACCTAGCGGGTTTATTTTATTTCAATGACGAATATGAGGGTGGAGAATTATACTTCCCGCAACATGGAATAGAGTTTAAGCCTAAAGCAGGAGCAGCATATTTTTTCCCAGGCGACATGCATTACACGCACGGGGTAAGACCAGTTAAATCTGGAAATCGATTTACATCTCCATTTTTTTGGACGATTATGAGACACACGGGAGAAAGACAGCCATGAGCAATTTAGAGTATATAGAATTATATCCACAAATAGACGTTTACAGAAATGTTTTGTCTGATCCACAAAATCTTTATAAAACAATGAAGAAGTCTGAACAGACATCTGAAGGTAAACATTATTTAAATAAGTGGGATCCTTGGGCACATTTTGGTACTTATACTCAGATAAAAGATAAATCTGATTTAAGCGCAATTGAACAAGACGAAATGTACCTTGAAGAAAAAGACTTTGCAGACCAGGTTCAGGCAGCGTATGACCTTGTTTTAAAAGATTATATTGAAAGACATTCAATTAAACTAAAGCCTGGATGGCATTTTAGCGGTTGTTCATTTTCTAAATATAGAGACCAGGTAGATGTACTAAATAACAAGATGACAATGCAATATCACACAGACTTCATTATCTCAGAAAGAGATATGCCTGGTTCAAAGTTTCAGCTAACATGCACCATGTATATTAACGATGATTATAATGGCGGAGACATTGAATTTTTTGTAGATGGCAATTTAATCAACCACAAGCCACAGTCTGGAGATATCCTTGTGTTCCCATCTGATGCACCTTATTTCCATGGAGTAAAAACTATTCATGGCGGAGAAAAGTTTTTTGTAAGAAATTTTGTTATGTATTCTTATGATGGACACCCCGACTGGATTGCAAAACAAAAGCAATTTGGTGCAGCAAACTGGATGAAGAAAGAGTTTAAAAGACTAGAACAAGAAAATCCAAGAAACATGAGATACCTGCAAGACGGAGTACCAACAGAGTACGATGACCTATCTGGCGACAAGTCTGGCCCAGACAAGGGAATGCAATGAAACTAACTAAGTTAACAGAAGACATATATCTTTACGAAGACTATATAACAAAAGAAGAATGCTCTTCAGTAATTGCACTACTAAATGATCTTGAAGAAAATGAAGAAGATTACTGGAAAGGCATCTCTTTCTACGAGTCATCCTCAGCAAGGTATCCTTATGACGGAGAGCCAATTCTAGAAAAGTTTAACTTAAGCCCAACCTGGTTTACAGATTTAAAAAATCGTTTTAGGCAATCTGCTGCAGACGTTGCAAATAAATCATTTGAAGATATGTCGCAAATTAGCTTTCATGTTCAAAGATGGTTACCAGGAGCATTTGCTCCAAAGCACTCAGACAACAGCGATCATGAAGGAAAAATGGGCGCATTTACAAGAAGTAGATACGCTGGGTTCCTTTATTTAAATGATAATTTTGAAGGTGGCACTTTAAAGTTTGATGCTAAGCACGGCGAGCTCCCACTAGAGGTTGTTCCAAAAGCTGGTTCATTTTTAATATTTCATGGTGGTCACAAAAATATGCACGAAGTTACGGTTGTTAAAAAAGCTGCAAGATATACACTTGGATCTTTTTGGGATGATAGAGAAGAATCTGATTATCCAGAAGATGTAAGGGCCGCATGGGCGGAAGAATTAGCAGGAGTAAGAGAAATGCAAAAAGGTGAACAAGAAGAATGGAAAGACATTAGAGGTAAGGGCTTAAGATTATCCCCAAACGGAGCCACAATACCAGCATCAGAAGTAGAAGAAATAAATGAGTAGCCAAGACTTTAATCCAGAAGACATGTATCACATGTTTATTTTGAAACAGCTGTCTAATGATATTTGGTACTTTAAGAATGTTATCAGTTACCCAAAAGAATTACTTCAATTTATAAATGATATAGACTTGGACAATAGATCTCACAGCATAATAACAAAATGGGAAGATTGGACTGCAAGCAACGACACCAGTTTTATTTATGGCAAAAATAAAAATATAATAACCAGTAATATAAAAAATAAAATTGACGGTGGAAGACTAGATCAAAAAATACTTTACATTAAAAATAGCATAGAGATGGCATTTGAAATGTGCTTAAGTCAGTACCTGTCCAATCACAACTTAGACCCATCAATGTATTCTTTGATGCTAAACGAGATTCCTATAAGAAAATGGACTGGTCCAGGAATGGGACCTCACTGCGATAACTATGACGGAGATAGCAATTTAGCTTTCTCTATGATATCTTATATAAATGCAGACTATGAAGGCGGTGAAATTGAGTTTCCAGATCATGGAATATCAATAAAGCCAGAAGAAGGAAGCCTCCTTATTTTCCCAAGCCAAGAGCCGTATTTACATAAAGTCAATAACGTTACATTTGGCAATAGATATACATCACATTTGTCTGTGTATAAGATCTAGGATGGTATAATTAAAAAATGGCAACAGTAGGCGTTAATGGATGGCACTTCCCAAGTTACTCGGACTCTCCCGACGTACCTAGAGATCTTGGTATTTTGGGAGCAGATATTGCAACCTACATAGCAGCGCATCCTGGGCCTACTGGCCCAACGGGTGCGTCAAATGTTTTAACCGTAGCCGCAACAAATACTTTAAACGCAGGACAAAGCGCCACAGTAACTATTAGCGGAACATCTCCTTCACAGTCTTTAACGTTTAATATTCCAAGAGGACAAGATGGTATTCTTGGAGGTAACGGTCCTTCTAACGTTTTATCAATCGGAACAGTCACAGGTGGAACTTCTGCATCTGCAACTATTAGTGGCACCTCTCCTTCACAAGTTTTAAGCCTAGTTCTTCCTAAAGGCGATACTGGCGCAACTGGCGCAACTGGCGCAACTGGCGCAACTGGCCCCCAAGGCAGCCCAGCAGCAACAATAGCAATAAACTCAACTGCAACTGGATTGGCTGGTTCTAACGCAACTGTTATAAACAGCGGAACAACAAGTAATGTTTTATTAGATTTTGTAATTCCGCGTGGAGCAGATGGCGCAACTGGCGCAACTGGTGCAACGGGACCAGCGGGAGCAACAGCAAGCATAGATCCAATTGCTACAAGAATCTCACTACAAACAACTGCAACATCTTCAACTGGCGTGAACTCAGCATGGTATCCTATTTCTACAAATCTTTATACTTTAGGTTTACTTGGTCCAATTAACTCTGGAACAGATAATGTAACCAGAGGATGGAAAAACATATATTTAAACTCAGCAGCAACCGTCATATCAGATCAAAGAACAAAAGAAAATATATTAACGTCAGACCTTGGACTAAACTTTATTAATAAATTAAATCCAGTTAAATACAATAAAATTGGTGGAGATAGAACACACTACGGATTAATTGCACAGCAAGTCAAGTCAGTCTTAGACGAAGCAAATATTTTAGATTTTGGTGGCTGGGTAATTTCTGATGTTAATGACGCGGAAGGTCAGCAAGCATTAAGATATGAAGAATTTATTTCTCCTTTAATTAAAGCGGTCCAAGAACTTACAGCAAGAGTAAAAATACTAGAAGAGAAGTAGTCTTAGAATGTCATATAAAAGCGTAGTCTTAAATGACCATCCAACATCATTTTATTTATTAGACGAAGTGATATCTGGCACCACAGCTTCATACGATGCCCTTAAAATACAATATGCTACATACGCCGCTTTAAGAGACGGCGGCATTTCATATGCTAATCTTGGAGGAGCGCTCATATATGATTACTCTGGAAACTCTAATAATGGAGTATCATTTAACTCATCAAATGCAGTTTTAATGCCACTAGTTCCTGGATCTATATCTGGAACAAAAATGAATTCAGATACAAAAATTATATACAACACTCCAGGAATGGCAACATCAACATACAAGAATAATCCATTTTCTATAGATCTATGGTTTAAGCCACCGCAAGCATCCACTAGCGAAATACCTTTAGCATTTGATGAAACAAATTTAATTGGAGTAACTTATAAAAATGGGAATGTTTTATTTAAAATAGGCTCGTCAGTTGCAGTTGCAAAAATAGAAAAAACATCGGCTTCTTACATATCTGCTGTATAT